AGTCACCTTTGAGTCACCTTCGATATTTATACTTCTGTATAAACTAATCTATCTTCAGGGCATGAGGCTCTAACCACACTCAATACATTCATGAATTGTTCTGTATTATCGCATACCACTTCTTTTGTATCTCCCTCATTTGAATAGAGATAAAAAGTTTTCTTTGTGGGATCCACCACACACTTAGCTAAGTATTCTTCGTCCATCCATGCTGTAATATGGCTCATACAGTATAGCAGATACCTACTGATTTGTCAAGAAATTTGTTGAATTGTCATGTGACTAACCAAAAAGAAATCATTATTAAGACCTCGCCTATTTATCACCATATTTACACTAGAATCAGTATTTCTACCTTCTATATGATATGTATGACTTCCTACACCAGGAGTATCCAAATAAGTTATTGAAAGACTATTTGCTTCAAATTTTGAATTCTGCCCACTTACCTGACCAAAACCAGTATTATTAGCAGTGGCACTACCCTCTGTAGAAGTGCTTCCTATTACAGTGGTACCTCTCATTAATCTTACCAAACCATCATACCCGTCTCCTGCCATACTCGCATTAACAGTAGCAGTAATTAAAAATTTACTGGCAGGACTCAGAGCAGTAACAGTCTGAGATAAACCTGAAATATTAGTCCACTCAGGTGTACCACTAATAGTTTGATTGTCAGTCTTTTCTTTATGCCATATGTCTGATACAGTACTTGCTTGAGAACCATAACCTATAATATTTCCTTTACCTACTTTAATTCCATCTTGATTCAATCTAAAAGCATATTGCTTATCAGAAGATAAAGCATTCCACGTCGTATTATCAGTAAGAGTATTTGTCTGATAGATTGTATAATTATTAATCGTTCCTACAAATCTGCCATTTGATCCTGTTTGGTAAATAGCTTGTGCTGGACCATCAGCAATAGTAAGATTATTAATAACAAACCCTTCATCGATATTTGAAACAATTCTAATTCCACTATCTGCTCCTTTTTTAGTACCAGCACTATTGCTAAAGAAACCATTAATACTAACATTATTCATAGTCCAATTTCGGACAGAGTTATGTAGATGCATAACATATCCATTACTTCCTGTTGCAGAATTATTGGTTACCAAGTTACTATTAGGTTGATAACCATCTATTGTATATGCTCGATCTTTACTACCATCAGAAATAGTAAGGTTATTGACCACCACACCATCATAAGAACCCAGTTCAAATGCTCTTTGAGGTCTACTGGTATCTGCATCTTTATCTGCACCATTATTACCCATTTTTTTAAAGGTCTGGTCACATGGAGCAATAATTTGAATATTACTTAAGGTTACATTATTTCCTGTTGCACTATAACCATTATCACTTAGTGATGTTAGTTTACCTGCTGCATAAGTAGCCTGAAGATCAGTGGGGACAGTCGCATTATCAATCCCCCCATTTGCTCTCCATGCAGTATCACTAGCCCTTGTTTGAGTTCTCCATCCACTATGATGACATTCAACACCTCCAACACAGTTAATAATTTCCATTCCATCAACAATAACATTATATGGAGCTGGTGCATAACCATGAGCTTTGATTTCTACACCTTGATTACCTTTATATGCCCTACAATTATACATTTGTACATTTCTACTACCATCATCTATTTCAAAACAATTAGTATTTGGGCCACCACTATCAACTGTACTATAACCACCTCTAGGAGATTCAGATATACAATTAGTGATTGAAATATCTGATGAAAAATGAGTTGTTAAGTTATCATCTCCAGCACCTGTAAAATAACAATCATTTACTGTTATATACTGTGCTCCTTTGTGCATATATGTAATAGCACTATCATAATATGCGGCAAAAGTACTACCAACCCCCATCTGGCCTCTTCTAAAGGAAGACGTTATATCCAAACTATGTCTTTGACCATGAAGACAACGTACTCGATTTAATGTTACATATTTACTATTGTAGATAGTTAAAGCATTACGATTAGTCGCATTTGCTACGGCTTTAACTACACAATCTCCTACACCAACCGATCCTTCTGTCCAAACTGTAAATGTATTATTATCAGTTACTGTTCTGACTTTTATTTCACCATTAACAGCACTTCCTGATGTATAATCTACATCTACACTTTCACCCACTTCAAATCCATGATTAGGAATAGTTAAAGTTCCTTCTACACTAGAAACTTCAAAAGTACATCCAGTTCCTCCTCCTCCAGAGACCGTGATAACATCTCCAACCTTATAATCAGTACCACCACTATTACCAACATCAACAACACCGACAATACCTTTAATAGATTGAACTGGAAACTTTGCTCCAGAACCTATAGCATTATCACCATTAATCTCGATTTCATCTCCTTTTAAATAACCACTACCACTCTCAACCGTAGCAACAGAAGTTACTTCACCAGATCCATTAGTAGTAATATTAAGTGTTAATCCTTTTCCTTTAGCTGGAGTGCTACCAGTGACATCAGTATCAGATACGATATTTGTACCTACAGGACCATAAGTTGTACCAGAAGTATAACCACTACCATTATTAGTTAAAGCTCCTGTACCTAACACTTCCCCAGTATATGTAATATCAACTGTCATTCCAGATCCAGATCCACCTGTCGTTGCAACATTACTTTGTGAATTGACTGTCAAGAGATAATTACCATCACCAGCCGTCAAAAGTTTTATATCTTTTACAACACCACCTATACTATAACTTCCTGTTTTTGGTTGTGAATATATTGGTGTATAATTAACTAATTCTCCTCTTGGAAGTGTAGTATTATCATAATCTGTAGTACTGTTTTTATAACCATGCCATCTCTCAGTATTAAAGTCAAAAGTTATATCTTCAATTATTACATTTTCTGTTGTCGTATCCCACTCTCCTATAATTCCCAATCCTTCCATTCTACCAACTGACTTATCCATCTTAATGATGGTATTCTTTGCAGTATCACCTTTCACAGCAATATTAGATGGAAATATTATAGATGATGTAACCATATAAGTTCCAGAGGGAAAATAAACCGTATTTACACCTTCTCCTGATGCAAGAGATGCTGCTGTAAGAGCATCATTAATAGCTTTAGTATCATCAGTCTTACCATCTCCTTTAGCACCATATTCTTTAACATTTAAAGAATCACCACTTATACCTGTCAGAGAAGAACCATCACCAACATATTTCTTGGCAGTAACATTAGTAAAATCAGCATTTGTAGCAAGTATATCTTCTGATGTGTAAATTGTTTCGTTAAATGCTTTCATTATCCTACTCCATAAGAATCTCTAATACCATCAACCATACCACTTACCAAACTATCAACACTATCAACTACACCAGAAAATGGCCCTTGTTTTAAATGTTTTCCCAAGTTACCTCCTCCACTACTTACATTTACTTGATTTGCCTGTAAAATTACTTGAGATGTTTCTCCTTTGGATGTTCCTACTTCAACAGTGCCATTGGCATGGAGAGAAATATTTTTCTCAGCACTTAGAACAATACTATTACTAGAATGTAATACAATATCCCCATCAGCATTTACAGAAATCTTACCTTTCCAACAGGTAAGTTGCATCCCAGTAGAATCATTAGTAGATTTACTGGCAACATCAACTTGAAATGTTTCTTCAGTTTCAAATCTCGTAAGACCACCATCATGATGAGCAAGTAAAACTTTTTTGTTTGAAGAGTTTTCACCCTTTAAGGCCCATGCTTCAGGCCCAGCCGTTCCACTATCAGGATTGTCTGTCTCAATATAAAGTTTAGGCCCCAGAACTTCTTGTCTAGTCGCATCATTACTTTTACTCATCAATTTTACCTATACAATCAATAACTTGAATAGTATCACCTTGCGGTCTTGTTGAAGACATAATAGGACGTAAGATAGATCCAACACCAGTGCTTGTATTGATATTTAGTTCTGGTAATGAAGTGTATGCTACTCTATTCACCAAACTAACATTAGTTATTTTACCATCTAAGATTTCCAACTCAAAGTCTTCTAATGTATCATCTACTTGATAAGAACTACCTTCATCAACAATAACAACACCTGAGATGTATAATGGAACATCTTCACCATCAGCAGAATAGTTTTCACCACTAGTAATCATAGTGGCACTAGTTACTTGACCATAGGTAGGAGAGTTCTGGTTATTATCAATAGTTGCTCCAGCAAAAGCACCATAACCTTCATTACAATCATCATCAATGGATATAACAGGTGGACTTGTATATCCACTACCAGGATCAGTAATCTCTACTCCTGCAATACTTGCGGTTCTTCTTACAGCACCCCAAATATCGTTTGTATCTATTTTATTAATAAACTCAGTAAAAATAAGTTTACCTTTAGCTCCAGTTCCTCCACCACCTAGAATAGATACACTAGGTCCACTACATTCATTATCACATGGTGAAAGTGCTGATGATGATCCACTTGAAGGAGATCCAAAAACATCCCATTGACCATACTTTTTTTCAAAGTCTGTTAATCCAAAGGACTGACTTGCTGCTTGAGCAATACCCACACCTTGAAACATTTTAGCAAAACTTGCTGTTGCTTGAGCAACACTAGTACCTTGTGTCTGTCCTTTACCTGATATGTACTTATTACTTGGTGTGAAAGGTGGTGTCTCTTCACAGTTGAAAGTATCTTTAACTCTGTTCACCACATCAATACCACTAGCAAAGAAATCTACTGGATTAAAAGAAAACCCAAGTTGATCTGCTATAGGTGCTAATTCTGGACCAATCACATTATCAAGTTTAGTAGTTACATCATTCATAATAGCACCCATTATTTCTTCAGTAACACATGAAGTTGGATTTGTTACATTTTGAGCTGCTGCAGTTAATAAATCAATAACTGAATCTTTCATTGCTTTTTGAATATCCACTCCTCCACAAGTAACTTTATTAAACAGATTACTAGCACTGGTTGCAAGAGGAAGTTGTTGAGCAATAGTCATTTTAATAGCTAATGACTTAGGATAAGAAGGAGATATTTTAGCAAACTCTGCATTCTTTATCTTTGAATAACCACCTGCTATTTTTGATGACATTGATGCATTTACGTCAGAAGTCATCTTATTGACTACAGAACCCATACTATTACTAATCTGTGAAGAAACTTGTCTAATCTCTTCAGGCATATTTAAAGATGTTGCACCAGGTAAAGTTACTTTATTAAAGAAGTTGCCAAGACTCGCTTGTACTTGTTCAAAAGAAGTATTTTTAGAGGGATCTCCTTGAATCACAGTGTTTCCTGTAACACCACTATCAGGTCTTATACATTCATCTGCTGCCCTAATAAACTGATTCCTTTTCTCCTTTTGTGGAGATGTAAGAGTATCATATTTTTTAGGAAGTATCTTACCTAAAACTTCTGGAAATAAATCCTTTGCTTCTTTAATAATACCTTTTAGTTTATCATTTACAGGATTTGCTTCTATAAGTTGAGTAAAGTATTGTTTTTGAAGAGTATCAAGTTGAGCAGGAGCAGGTGTTTTAAGAGTACTAAACTGCTTTGCTATTCCCACAGTGGAATTCCACACCTTATTATATTCTGAAGTAGGAATATTGGCACCATACTTATTTTCCAAATCAGCATATGCTTTATCAAATACTGCTTTTCTTGATGCTGCTTTTTGTATATTGGAATCTGTCATAGTAATATTTATTAGAACCTATTAAACTCAGCTTCCTGAGCAACATTTTCTGCTATAGCATCACCAATCTCTGTTTGGATATTATCTACAAGTGGTTGAACAAAAGCATTTAATTTTGCTATTCCTGTAGGTAATCCTGCCCTTTTCATTGCTGCTAGTGGTGATTTTCTTTTAGGTTTCGCATTGCCAGATTTTGCTTTTGGAGTACATACAGGAACTTGTTCAGTAAATTCCTGTCTTCCTAAGAGTGTTCCTGCTTTAGTGGAACCAACAAATCCAGTCTTTGAATCAAATCTCATTGAACCATATTTGATTCCCTGTGTTCTTCCCAGAACACCAGTAATCATAGGATTTTGTTTTCTATCTCCATCTAAAAACTTACCTGTAACAACATCGCCTTGAGATATTGCTGGTGTTTTCTTTCTACTACCTGCTCCACTACCATCAGTAACACCAAGTCTTACAAGAGAATATACAATATCTTTATCTTTAATAGTTTGATTATTAGGGTGATTACCCATTATAGCAACCTTAAATCTATAACCAAATCCAGCATTACCATCAACTTGTTCTTTTTGAGAATCATATGGTAAAACCATACCGATCCATTCGTGGGTACCTAACCCATAATAATCCATATCATTTAAATTTGCCATATTACCTCCTATAAGAAGTTGCCACCTGAACCTTTAGGAGGTGTAAGGTTTTTTGAAAAATGCATTCCATAAGAATCTCTTATTAAATTTATAGCAGTAACTGATTTCTCTGGTTCAAAGTAATGACATAATGATTGAATAATATAGTTACCACTTGATTTTTGATCAGGGCCTTGTTCTTTGTTATCAGAAACCTTTTCAATTTCTAAGTTTAAAGTATCTCCTGCCTCCAAATCAGTATTACAAGGAATCGTGATAGTATGTCGTTGTGAAAATAGTATATTGTATCTAGTAGACCCTGCAGCATAGTATAATTCAGGACTATTATTTACATCAATATTTTCTTTTTCAGCACCAATATTCAATACAGCAGTTTGAACTCTATGGAACTTAGCACCTTCATTCATATCATCAACCAAAATATTAGGAGTTTCTGGAGTTTTTCCTAGAGTAGAGAACTTAGGATCTTTAAATAGTTTACCACCTTCAGTTGTAATATCAATCTCAGTAAACTGATAAGATGCTGGATTAAAGAATATTGTTTTATTAGCATATACACCAGATCTAATTTGAGATGAAAGATTTTGATCTTGCTGTGTTACTAAGGTTGCTATTTGATAATCAGAATCCCCATCATTAAGGTCAGTCTTTCCTCCTCCACTATACCAATATTTTTTCTTGTAAGGTTTTTTATTGACCAGCGAATCTGCTGAAATGAAATGGAATCCACTTCTAGTTTCAAACGCAAAATAACCAGGATTAGCAGTATTTTTAGGTATAGTTTGTTTTGCCAACATAGCAATAAGATCAAATGGTCTCTTCGTCATTCCTGCAAAAGAATAAGAGTTGCTTGAAGTATCAACATCTATCATACGTGAAGGCATTTTCAATTCCCTGTTAATAATCCTTTTTACTGATTCAGAAATACGATTTTTATAAGAGGCAGTAACTCTCTTCGTATTATTAGTCCAACCTATCTTCGATATGACCCTAAGTTGAACCGTTTCCCTTGATGAAGTTTTGCTTATGATTTTAACTTCATCAACATATAGTTGTTTAAATTTATCCCTGTGATCAGCAAAGTCTATTCCTTTACCTAAAACATCTTTTATCTTAAGCAATATCCTACATCCTACCTCAAGAGGAAGAGCACTATGTAAAGAACCTCTTCTTTCTTGAGTATCACTCTGATCTGCAGCAGCATCAATAGTACTTTGAATGGTTATTACTCCTGTAATATGAGGAGATAGAATATTTTCATAGAAGAATATATTAATAATCCTAAAAGGAGCTCCAAATTCTTTATACTCAGCATCCCCAAGTTCTACACTATTCCTACCATTAGCAGAGATTATTTTAAACTTTTCGTATTGAGATCCTTGTATTTGCATTATGGTATCCTCATTGAACTACCTGATGATGATGGAACAGGTGATTGAACATTACTTGATCCACGTCCACCAGATGAACCCGACCCACCACCAGCATGAACTACTTTTTCTATAGGTTGAATAATTATCTTTCCTTTATTCTTCATTTTTTGAGTAGGGCCTAACCCATTAGTAACAGGTTTTTTATTTTTGATTTGAGCTATTTTATCTGGAGTAAAATCTGATGATTTTGTAATTTGTGAACTCTGACCTTTAAGTTTACTTGTTGCTTTATCTGATTTACCCTTTACTACTTTATTTACCTTATTCATTACCCATGACAGATTTGTTGTCTTATCTGGATTTTGTTTATCATCAACTTGATTAATAGTAGCCTCCGACTCAATAAAATCTGAAGATTCTTTCAATGCCTTACCTATTATATCATCCTTTTTAGAATCATCTTTCTTATCTTCTTGTTCTTCATCCTTATCCTTTTCCCCACTATATTCTTGCTTTTGAAGTTCCTTATTAATACCCTTATTAGTCATTTCCATAGACTCTTTGGCATCTTTTAACTCTTTATTCTTACTACTCAAACCAAATATCGCACCTGCTGCCTGAAATATAAACTTTATACCTTTGGCCATCATCTGCAAGTTAAACGTTACCATATCCCAAATGGGTTTAATAAAACTGATTACTTTACCAATAGCTTCTCTAAATTCAATTAGTTTTTTTATTACCACACTAACAATAAGTGTCAATATTACATTGATAATCTTCCCTATAAATCCAAAATTCCCCATTCCTAATACATTACCAGCACCCTTTCCACTATCCTCTTTAGCAAACTTTGATTCACCAACAGTCTCTCTTGATTCTTGTTTTTCTCTCTCTATCTGAATTTTCTTTAACTGATCTTTTTTCTTGAGTAAATTACTTTTAATATTTTTAGCACTTAGTTTTTTCTTTACAACCTTTTTTGCAGTACCTTTAATAGTACCCTTTACACCTGCCTTTACAGCACCTTTTACTGCTACTTTTGCCAATCCCGCTAAAAATGCTGGCATTTAAAATATCCCCAACTCTTGTGCCATCTTTGCCACATATGGATTTGATGCATCATCAGGAGAAACCATAGGCAATGAACTTCCTCCTACAGGTGTCTCAAATGGTGTAACTTTTGAAGCATCATTATTCTTAATAGCATTATTAATAATAACAGCTGATTTATCACTCTCTTCCAGTTTACCAGTTTTATTTACCTTCTTATTTAATCTAGTATCACCACCCAACCCTACTGCATCTGATACAGTATCTGCTGCTTTACCACCAAGCATGGCACCACCAACACCACCAATCAAACCACCAAGAACTGCTCCTATAGCTGTTCCTGCACCTGGAATAACACTACCAATAGCAGCACCAATAGCAGCACCTTTAGAGGCACCTGCCATTCCACCAAGTGTGGATCCTGCAGTACCTAGTAATGCTTTTCCTGTAGTTTGTCCTTCATCTTTTCTACCTTTAAATTCCATACCAGCAAAAAGAACACTTAATGCTCCTCCAGCACCCCTACCAATTGGTAGTTTCCGTAGTTTCTTAGCAGCTATGTTGCTTCTTTGTAGAAGTTTTCCAACACCACTCTTCTGTCTAGTAAACTGTGATACGGTTTTTGGTTTAATATCAAATGCTGCATCCGTAACATTACCAGGTAGTTTTCTTACACCTGTCTTAGTAACTTTAGGACCAAATATTTTGTTACGTGCACCTCTTAGACCTTTTCTAAGCCAGTTATTTTTACCTAAGTTCTTCCAACCCCTTGCTAAGTTTTTTGCAGTTTCAGCAATATACGTTCCAAATCCAAACCCTAAGATCGTCATCCAGTGTCGTTTGAAGAAATCAAAGAAACTATCGATTGCCCCTACATTATTTCTCAACCATTTTATAGCTGGAGCTGATATAAATCCAAGAATAAGAAATGTCAGCATGGACTTTATCCTATCCATTAAACTCAGAATAGGTTTTTTAATTTTATCAACTACAGGATTGCCCTTCTTTTCCAGATCCTTAGGAGTTTCTACACTTTTTTCTGCTTCTTTTCTTTTATTGACTAATTTTTTCTTTCTTTCTTTTTGTAGTATCTTTCTTTCTTTCTGGATACGGTCAGCAAAGTCTAATGACATTGCATTTCCTATATCATTAAGAATAGTAGTTGTTTCTTCTAATGAATCTTTTATCTCTGATTGACTTTGTATTATATTATTAGTTTTTTCTTGTAACTCTGTGATGACAACAGGATCTACACTTTGAGACTGATCTCCATCTGCCTCCTGTGCTTGCTGTTGATTGTTTACTATCTCACCAGTAGTTTCATTTAATGATGTAATAGTCTCATTCTGTTGTGTCTGATTGTTTATTATAGTTTCTTGAGTATCACGTAGAATAGAAGTATTACTTTGTATTCTTCGGATTTTTATACTATTATCTCTTTGAATTTTAATCTGACTATTTTGTAACCCTAGAAATCTCTCATTCTGTTCCTTCTGACTTTGAATCTGACTATTTTGTAAGTTTTTAAGTTCTTGACTCTGGATAGTCTGACTTTGAATCTGATTATTTTGTATGTTTTGAAGTTGTTGACTCTGATCCTGCTGTGTTTTAGATGTTCTACTAATAACACTCATTATTACATCAACCCTAGAACTCAAGGATGCAAATGATTTCTGAAGACCATTTATCATCTTAACAATATCATCTCCAGCACTTTGCGTAGGCTTAGATGCAGGTTTATCTACTTTAGGTGAAGATTTAACTATAGGTTTATCTGCCTTGGGTGCAGATGTAGGTTTATCTACTTTAGGAGATGTAGATTCTTCTGCCATTCTTCTCTTAGCAGCAGAAGAAGTAAACGACATAGTATGCATTCTATTTGTGAATGTACCATCCCATTTACTTAACTTAGAAAGTAAGTTCTCTGGTTTAACTTTAAGAGGTTTGGGTATCTTGGGTGCTTTAAAGAAAGGTTGTTTTCCTAACTTAGACTTGGGTGTATCAGATACTTTAATTTTTGACGCAGTAAGTTTTGGGGCACTAGAAGCAAGCACTGAACTTTTTACCAGTGTTTTCTTTAAAGATGCTTGTTGTGTATTTAAGTTAATAATCGCCACTCTGTTGCTGCTTTAGATTTTCCTCTTCAATATATTGTTGGAGAAGTGAAATATATATTTCTCTTTCCCACGGTATCATATTTTCAAGTTCTGTTAAGCTATATTTATGGTGTTGCATAAGAGCAAAGTTTGTCCGATAATAGTTCTCTAGACTCTCATGAGCTAGAGCTAACTGAAAAAAGACGCTAAACCCTCCAATACCACTTCATTCTCAACATCAGTCTCTGGATTCTTTACCTTAATCTTATGAGATAGTTTAGGCATAGTATCAAAAAATACTTCAATCTCCTTAAACTGTTTAGAATTCATTTGCTCAACAAAATCTTTTAGTTCTTTCTTGGTACACTCAGAAGCATTCCATGATTCTTCCTCATTATATACTTGACCAATACAAGAAATAATCACATCTAATGATTTCTCAAGATCACTATCCACTCCTGATAGTTCAAAGTTACTTTCAATGAACTGAGTCAATGAAGGATAATTCATCTGAACAGATAGATTATCATCAAGTTTTATAATATTAGTATGTTTATCATTCTTTTGAACTTTTATAGAATCTATATCTATTTTCAAAGGAACTTGAGTTACACCATCATCAGGACATGTAACATTTACGTCAACTGTTTCACCAACTGACTTAGCACGAACATTTAAAAATAAATATTCAATATCAAAAGTTGCTAGTTTCTCAATCCTAATCCCTTTGGATAAAATACAGTTACTAATGACAGTTTTAATAGCATTTGTAATCTGTTTGGTATCTTCTGATTCTAATGCAATGACTAGAATCTTCTCCTCTTTAACTAAAAAAGGTCTATACTTTACTTTCCTTCCACTTGAGGGCAGTACTAACTCATATGTAGGGGCAGAAATCTTAGGTAAAGGCATAATGTTTTCAAACTTCAGTAAGGTTATTTATTAAGTATCTAAATACTTTATAATATAAAGATAATACTAGGTATCTAGATGGCATCGGTAATACAAAATTTTAAAGATGGCTTTGATAAGTTGAAGACACTTCCGTTATCTTTAACGAACCAATATCAAGTAACTATAAACGGATTTACAGGTGGTCTTAAAGATTACTTATTTGACATCTATAATTTACCTAATGACTATGCAACAGGTAATTCTATAGGTATTATGTGTTCAGAAGCTGTATTACCAGGTAGTTCATTTGCAACCTTGGAAATTAGCGATAACTACCAAGGAATTAAACAACACGTTCCACACTTCCGTAACTATATAGACAGCGAATTTTCATTTTATGTTGACGCAAAGCACCAAACTCTCAAATTCTTTGAAGGATGGATGGATTATATTTCTGGAGATAATAGCCCTAAAACAGATATGAGGAAAGAATCATATTATAGAAGATTTAACTATCCTATGGACTCTTCTGTAAACTTTGCATCAAAATCCGAGGTCGGTTATAAATGCCAAACTTTATCCATTGTCAAATTTGATAAGAATGCTAATAATATTAAAATTCCATTAACTTCAAATCTTTTAGAATATCAGTTTATTAATGCCTTCCCCAAAGCATTAAATACAAGTCCCGTTTCCTATGGTCAAGCAAATCTAATGAAAGTAACAGTCACATTTGCCTATGATCGTTATGTAATGACTTAACAATCAGATGGCAACTAAAAAAGGTTATTATAGACCCAAGAACCCTAAAAAATATAAGGGTGACTATAAAAATATCATTTTTAGATCTAGTTGGGAAGAAAAGTTTATGAAATATTGTGATACCAAACAATACATTTTAGAATGGGGTTCAGAAGAATACATTATACCATATAGAGATCCAACATCAGGAAAAGTACGTCGTTATTTTCCCGACTTTTATATTAAAGTAAAAGAATCTAGTGGTAAAATTAAAAAATACATTATTGAAATCAAACCTGCAAGACAGACTAAAGAACCTAAGATACAAAAGAAAAAAACTAGAGGTTATATTTACGAAGTCTATACTTATGCTAAGAACCAAGCAAAGTGGGAAGCAGCAAAGAACTTTTGTGATGATAGATTATGGGAATTTAAAATATTAACGGAGAGAGAACTTGGCATTTCCAACTGACGATAACGCAAATAGAATCCGTGGAGTTGTTGATAGTCTGACAGGTCTTCAAAGTGCTGATGACTTGATGCTAGAACTTCTAGATCGTCTACAAGAAGGTAATAAGGTACCTGAAGTTGGAAAGATATATGCATTTGTTTATCGACCAAAAACTCCTAATATTCAATACGATCAAAATCCTTTAGTTGCTGTTACTGAAAGATTTCAATGGGGATTCCGTGGCCTTAACTATCATTGGGGTCAAATGCGTCAATATACATGGAATGAGATTGCTGGTGGAATCTATGAAATATATCCTGAGGAACTTTCAGATGCGATTGAAATACCTTTTGGCAATATTCGTCTAAATAGTTAAAATTTACATCAGGTCGATAAATGGCAGGTTTTAGAGGTTGGGTTAGTAACGTAAGGGAAGAAAACAAAAGAAAACAAGAAATAGCAGAAAGTCGTAAGTATCGTGAGAGTTTAAAAAAGAAACACGGTGCAATGGGAAATCTCCCTGCAGATTATAAAGAAACTGAAGAGCAAGCATTTAAAGAAGCAGAGCAATGGCAGAAGTCTCAAGTAATCAAGAAAGCTAGAAAAAAGAGATTGGACGGCAAACTGCCTGATGATTTAAGGTATCCATATAGTCCTATCGAAAAAGATGGAGACTATATCAAGTTTTCAGTATTTGAATATAAAAGATCTGGAAATGTGACCAAAAGGCAAATAAATGAAGAAGATGAAATGAAATTTGGTGGTACATCCTTTACTGGTCAAGCATTAAAATCAAAGTATCTTGGTAATATTATACTACCAATGCCTAAAGACATTAAAGATACCACTCAGGTAAACTATGGTCAAGATGGTACTATGAACTTCCTTCAAGAAGGGGGATTAACAGCTGCACAAAACATCACGAACACTGATGGTGGAGGGGTGGAGCAAGCTATTGAAGATGTAAAAAATACTTTTAAATCAGCTATCGACGCAGAAGGTATGTCAAATATGGCAGGAGGTGGAGATCTGATTGGAAATAGATTGGCAATGTCAGCAGTTAATGCCTTTGGTGGTAATATGACATTCGCACAAATTATGTCAAGAAGTGAAGGTGCTATTTTGAATCCTAACCAAGAGTTATTATTCTCTGGTCAGACACTTCGTAACTTCTCTTTTGCCTTTCAGTTTGTTCCACGTCATCAGGTAGAAGCACAAACTGTAAGAAGTATCATTAAAGCATTTAAAAGAAATATGGCACCTAAAGGTTCAGGTGGCAACTTCTTAAAGACACCAAATATCTTTGAGATTACATATGAAGGAAAAGCAAAAAAATATTTGAATCGCATCAAACTTTGTGCTCTAACAAATATAGCTACAGATTATTCAGCAGGACTTGAATCATGGTCAACTTATAATGATGGTGCTCCTATTTCAATGAGTATTGCTCTTTCATTTACTGAGTTACTACCAATATTCTATGAAGATTATGAACCATATAGTGATCACAGAGATGGAGTTGGATTCTAATGGGTTATTTTAGAGAGTTACCAAATGTAGAGTATCAGAATTTTCTGGCCTCATCAATATCGTCACAAAGTTATGTGACTGTTAAAAACTTATTCAGAAGAAATAAGTTACGTGATGATCTGCAAAATGTCTTCACACTCTTCAATAAGTATGAAATTAAACAAGGTGCCCGTCCAGACACTGTTGCCGAAGAGATTTATGGTGATGCAGAGTTGGACTGGGTTGTTTTAATGACAGCAGGTATTCTAAATGTCAGAGATGAATGGCCTTTAGATGATAGAGACCTTTATGATTATTGTTATGAAGTTCATGGAGATAAACTTAACTCTATCAGATATTATGAGACTACAGAAGTTAGAAGTAACAAAATAGTCAAGAATAAAGAAGGAGAGGATATATTATATACCAACCTTCTGATTCTTCCTGCAGGTAAACGAGTGAATGAAGATTTTAAAATATACAAACCACAGGTTCAAGGAAATAACGAAGTATCCACAAAAATAAACCCAGTCAGAGGTGTCTCTAACTGGGAATATGAAGTTATAAAAAATGAAGAGAAAAGAAGTATCCATCTTCTAAAAGAAGATTATATTCAACAGTTCTTAAATGACATGAGAGATATAATGGTATATCAACGGTCTTCGGGTCGTATCAATGATAGATTAGTGAAAACCGAGAATACACGAGTCTCTATGCCTCTTTAAGTCTAGTCATTTGCAAGAGCAGCGAAATATTGAAGAGTATCATCTTCCACAAAGTCTGCCTTTGAAGTGCTGGATGTTGTAAGTTGTTCCTCTACGTTAGATGTAGCAACATTACTTGTCTCTTCCTCATTCATAACCTCTTCATCTAGTCTCTTCGTAGATGCTGCATTTCCTAGTACATATGTAAGACGTTTCTTCAAGTCATCATATGACTTAAACTGGTCTGCTCCTACAAAGTCTTGTAAGGAATATTCCCTCTTCCAAAGGGCTTCTAGTGCCTCATCATCATCATTTAAAGGAGTGGGCTGAGCGAACTCGGAGCTATCGTAATTTCTGTATCCAGCAACATTCTTTGCTTTCAACTTGAAGTTAGCACCTTGCCATAGATCAAATGGATCAATAGGACTCTCATCTTCAAACTCTGGTTGCATTGCAGCCATTAACTTATCAAAGATTTTCTTACCATACTTGTATAAGAATACCTTACCTTCATTTTCAGGATTTGTAGGATCTTTCACAACATACACATTACTGATGTATGTAAGTTTACGCTTTTGTCTACGGGCAGTGTCCTTACCTGCTTCTGTACCATTGTTCCAGAGTGAAGTGTTATACTCTGATACTGGATCTTTTTGGTTTAAGGTAGTTAAACTATTTTCTATGTACCAACCACCAGGTCCTTGAAAGGCATGACTGTATAGTTTAACAAATGGCAGGTCTTCGCCATCGGGTGCTGGAAGGAAACGTAGAACGGCATAGCCATTACCTGACTTGTCTACATCTAACTTCCATAGTCTATCGTCCCCACCAGATGTATTATTCATCTTCTCTACTTCTTTGACTAACTTAGAAGTGAGAGTTCCTAGTCTGGACGCTTTTTTCAGATTACTGAAAGACATTTAGATTACCTCGGATTTAATTGGATAAAATGGATTTACTTGGATATTATAGCAAGGATTTGCTTATATGTCAATAGATTGCTTAAGTTTTTCGATAGTGCTGTTCATTTGTGCAAATAATGTATTGATGTCAGCACCTTCACCAAATCCCAAACCACTTATTGATTTTTTCAACTCCTCTAACATTTTGGTAGCATCAGGATCATCTGATAGAGATAATCTCGTATACATAATCTTTTGCTTCTCCAATAGAAGGAGTAATGTTTCAACATGCTCTAGTTTTTCCTCACGACTCATGGCTTGAAAACCAATCAAATTAGAATAAACATCTTCTTGAAGTTCATTTATTTCATGTAGTGCATCTTGAATAATTTCAGAATCAAAAAAGTTACTCATTAATAATGTCCCGTAAGATTTTTTTATACTTTAACATATTAATATTTATGAAAGGAATATATTTTTTTATCTTTAGACTGACGGATTCCCACACTGGATCAGTAAGTCTTTTATCAAAGTTTTTAACGAAAGAAAAGACTTTTTCCAATATTGTAAGCGTTTCTAGGGAGATCTCTCCACGCAGATACTTTTTTAACAATAGGGGATGACCCTTCGAGCAATCGAACAATGTTTCGAATCCGTGTTCTGATATTAATCTCTCGATTTGTTCTTTGAACAAATAAGTCAAACTCTGTTTGCGTTTTAGCCATTCGGAGTAGTTCTCCTCCCCGTTTTTTATAATCTCGCCAATCCATAAGTTTTGTGGGTTATCAGTTATTACAAAGTTTGCTAATAAAAAGTTTACCACTTCTTCATCAGAGTATTTACGACTGGTCTTCTCAAACCAATACTTATCCTTTCTCTTATTAAAAGCAGATATAGTAGCACGGGATTTACCTCCATACTTATGATAGTCAAATTTAGGATTAGTAAAATGACTCTTCATAGAGAGATAAGCGTGATAGGTATCAAACGGTGTCACTTTCGTCTTCGGCATCATCTTCGGCTTCAAATTCAGTAATCGCATCAATAGGAACTTCTTCCCCTCCTATGCGATACCAATGTACATTATTACCCGTCTTATAACTTGGACGTTTTCCAATATATTCTAAGTCAGGAAAATTATAGTCACGCAATATCGCTTGTAAACGATAATGTAATAAATCAAGTTGTGTTGGCATTAAACTGGTAGTTTGGCCTTCGATGTTTTTTTCATAAAGTTTAACTCTTGGGCATCCCATTTGAGTTTCTCTTTTAGAGGTTTAGATACAAGTTTAGTAACGGATTCGATCTCTAATCCATTCTTGTCGCAATAATGGCAGATAGCATCAATGTAGTTAAGTTCATCACTTACTACTATTTTCTCAATCTCTATAGCAAACTTTTGAGGTGTTAAAAACTTACTCTCAATCGCTTTTTCTAATTCTTTATTTGGTTCCATATAACTCCAGTTTATCCCCAACAAATTTTCTAATATATTTGTCGAGAAGTTTGATGTACTTTGCTTTGTCTGATTCTTCATAGACGACACATTCTCCATTTTCACAAGCCATGATAATTACAAGTTTTTTTATAGAGATGTTTTTCATCTCATACAGCATACAACCGTATGCCATTGCTTGAACAAAATAATGTTCAATCCACTTACGTGGTTTAGGTTTTTTAGATGTCTTAAAATCTATTATCGCTAACTCACCATCATATTCTGCAATACAATCGACAGTTCCTGCAATACCTAATTGTCTACTATATAGAGGCCCTTCTAAAGCATATATTTTATTTATCTTATTCAACTCAAATTTAGCAACCTTAAATAAGAACTTTGATAAGGGTTGTACCTCAGGAAGGTTTTCATTTTTTAAATAATACTCAGTAAGAGTATGCATATCAGTACCACGACTTGTTGCTGCTTTCGTGATACGGTCTGCTTCTTCATTACCAACTTTCTTTCGCCAGTTAACAAAGATCTCTTTATTAAAATGACTAGTAACAGAAGTAATAGAAACTAGTTTAACTAATTCATCTACATCTGGAATAGAATAATAACGAACACCATCGATAGTCTCTCTTTTTAGAGGTTCGAGGTTCAAATCAACATGATTAAACATTAAACAGTAGCTTCCATTTTAGCAATAAGATATTCTTTAACTAATCCTGAACGGATTATATCTTCTATCTCAAACTCTATTATATCAAAAGATGGCATTTTACGCAAGATGTTCATAAAGTCTACGATACCATTACGGTCATTCGTCTTCACTAAATCAGTTTGTCTAGCATCTCCAGAGAAAATAATCTTGGTATTTTCACCAACTCTTGTAATGATACTATCCAACTCATGGAAGTTTAGATTCTGAAATTCATCTACAATGATAACAGAGTTATCTAATGTAGTACCTCTCAAAAAACTAGTACTCCAAAACTTAATAGTATCCTGTGCTTTTAAGTTACCATACAGCATCTCAAAATCAGCATCACTCGACATCTGGAACATATACTTTACCATATTTTTGTATGGTATTTGATATATGTCTGCCTTATCTTCATGGTCACCAGGTAAGAAACCAATCTCTCTTGTAGCAACCAAAGATCTTACTAGATATATTTGCTCATAAGGAGTATTCTCACTTAATACATCTTTCAAGGCATTGAATAAAGAAATAAAAGTCTTACCTGTACCCGCACAACCATAAGAAACTAAATGTTTACCTGCTTTGTAGGAATCAAATAACCTTCTCTGATTATCATTAAGTGGTTCTATATCCACCAAATATCCAGAACCCAGAGGTTTTCTTTTTTTCATCTGTTTGGCAGTCATACCAACTCCGATATTATTTGGAGTATTAGATCTTTTCTTTCTAGCCATTAGATTTTCTTTACTTTAGAACCAGGTGCTTTTGAAGCTTTATGTAGTACCTCATTCCATCCTGGATTTTTCGCAACCAACTTATTTCTCCAATCTCCTACCTCTGCTGCCATTGGACAAGTAGATGGATCACTCCAATCACGTTTCCAATCAGGATTATCTTCGCACCATTGAGACCACTCTGTGATACTCATTGCTACTTCTTTCTGCTCACCAGTTTCTTTGTGAACCACAGGATATGTTGCCATGATGATAAAGTATTGTAAAAATATTTAGACCCACTCAAGGGCTTCTGAGACTGCAGGGAACTGTTCGGTAAACACCTTCCTACATGCTTCTGCAATGACCATATGCTCCTTCTGAGTACCGTGTGCAGACCTTAGATTTATATAGTGTATCCAAGAACGGCAAGAACCAGTCATATAGATTCTGGTAGGAGTACAGAGTGGTAATACCATTCTAGCACATTCCTTAGCAACACCTTGCTTTAACATAGACTCATACAATGCTTTAGAAGAACTAAACAACGTAATCATCTGACGATTAAATTTCTCAACCATCTCTGGATCCAAGTCATCAGTAGAGTTCTGACGATTCTTTAAATCTTGCTTACGAAGTTCTGGTAAATCAATCTCACCCAATGCAG